GACCAGTTGATTACGCTCGTGGCCAGGGCGTATCCGCGGACGATCTTTTCTAGATTTCTGGATAGTGCCAATGCCAAGAGCCATTTTCATTATATTTTCTTTTTCTTCCAGTTCTATTCTTAGACATTTTTTCTTTAGTTTCTTTGGAAAATGGCTTTCGGTTTTTCCCAAGTTTAGATTTACGAATTTTATCTTTTGCTTCTAGGGAATGAGTATTCCCATACATAGGATTATTGGAACCAACCAATGGCACAAAGGCTTTATTATCTGTTTGATTTAGGAACCTGTTATCAAGAACAACATTCATTCTTTTTAAAACTTTATGTTCCCAAAGTCTAGCAGAGTCAATATTACAGAATGTTTTTCTAATCTGAATAATATCGGGTTCGCCGAAACATTTTCTGAAGTCTTTTACTTTTTTAGAGGAAGTGAAATATGTTTTCCAGAAATCTGAAGGATTACAATTTTTACAATACCGAACACCATAATAATATTTATTATGATGACTCCATCCGATAAGATAAGTATAGGGAACAAACTTTTTGCTGGTCATAAAAACCTCCTTGGTTGACTAGAGTAGTTGGGGATGGCCGTCCCGTGAACTACATTAATATTTATACAATAAAGAATTTATAAAACTTAAAAGAGGGTATAATGGCATTTGATTGGCTGAACGAAGATTCACGCACATTTCTGTCTCGAGGTTATCTTGAAGAAGGTGTGTCTGCAGAAGAACGCATCTGGGAGATTGCACAGGCAGCAGAAAAGATCCTGAACAAACCTGGCTTTGCTAAAAAGTTCAATAAGTATATGTTGGCAGGCTACTACAGCCTGTCTTCACCCGTCTGGTCTAACTTCGGTACAACCCGTGGTCTGCCTATCTCTTGTAACGGTGTTAAGGTAGAAGATTCTATTGAAGAGATTCTGCAGAAGATGGCAGAGGTTGGTGTACAGACAAAACTAGGCGCAGGTACATCCGGTTACTTTGGTGATCTTCGCCCGCGCGGGAGCGCGATTAAGGGAGGAGGAAAAGCTGATGGTCCTGTTCATTATATGCGGCTCTACGATACTGGGACTGATGTTATTAGTCAGGGATCGGTACGACGAGGCGCTTTTGCTGCTTATCTCAACATTGATCATCCTGATATTGATGAGTTCCTAGAGATTCGTGAACCAGGTGCAGTAATCCAAAACATCTCTATCGGTGTAACTATCACCGATGAGTGGATGAATGATATGATCAATGGTGATAAAGAAAAGCGTGAGATATGGGCAAAGGTTCTGCGTAAGCGCAAGGAAACTGGCTATCCGTATCTGTTCTTTACCGACACAGTAAACAATAATAAGCCCCGTGTACTGAAAGAGCACAACTACCCAATCTATGCATCTAACCTTTGCTCTGAAATTGCTCTACCAAGCAGCAAAGACTGGACATTCGTTTGTAACCTATCATCCATGAACCTGGTTACTTGGGACGAATGGAAAGAAACTGATGCAGTAGAAACCATGACTTACTTCCTCGATGCAGTCATGGAAGAATATATTCGTAAAACCAAAGGCGTACGCTTTATGGAATCTGCACACAACTTTGCTAAGCATTGGCGTGCACTTGGTATCGGTCAACTTGGTTGGCATTCACTATTACATTCTAAGATGATTCCGTTCGAGTCGTTCGATGCACTTGAACTGGGTGAAGAGATCAGTAAATTTATTGACGAGCGATCCCTCGCTGCATCGAAAGAAATGGCTGAAATCTATGGTGAACCGGAAGGCCTTAAGGGTTACGGCGAGCGTAATCTTACTCGAACTGCTATTGCTCCTACTACTTCATCATCATTTATCCTCGGACAAGTTTCACCCTCCATCGAACCTCTCGCCTCCAACTATTTCGTCAAAGACCTTGCCAAAGGTGTCTTTACCTACAGAAACCCCTGGCTTGTAGAGGTATTGGAAAAGCATGGTAAGAATGACGATGACACCTGGGACGATATCTTGATGCGCAAAGGTTCGGTACAGCATCTGGATTTCCTTACAGAGAACGAAAAAAATGTATTTAAAACATTCTCTGAAATCTCTCCACTAAACGTTGTACAACAGGCAGCAGCTCGACAGGCATATATAGATCAAAGCCAGAGCTTAAACCTGATGATTCCACATGAAGCTCCGGTAAAAGATATTAACGCATTAATTATCGAAGGATGGAGACTCGGCGTGAAAACATTCTACTACCAACGTTCATCGAACCCCGCACAAGAGCTTGTTCGTGACATTATGACTTGCGTATCCTGTGAGGCGTAAGTGAGATTAGCGGAGTACTTAATCGAGTGCGATCACTGTGGCGTGGAAACCCGCGTCACAGTGATTAACAATACCAAGGAAGAACCTTATCATTGTCCAATGTGTGGATATGAATCATATTCCACGTTGATGGATGCTGAGGAAGATAGCGATTATTGAGTCATATATAACACATAAGACAACTTAATAGGTTAATTATGTGGCATTATAAAGGCGAGGCTTACGAGCCAACTGAAGAAGAACTAAAAGAGTGGGTAGGGTTTGTCTATGTTATTACGGATAAATCCAACGACAAGATGTATGTTGGGAAAAAGACATTCTGGTCAAAGAAAACCTTACCCCCACTCAAAGGTAAAACCCGAAAGCGAAGAAAGATTGTCGAGTCAGACTGGCGATCCTACTATGGATCCAGTGACCTCGTCAAGCAACTGCTTCTTGAACACGGAGAGCAGAACTTTCATCGTGAGATATTATATTTCGGCAAATCGAAAGGTGAGCTTGGTTACCTCGAAGCCAAAGAGCAGTTCGATAGAAATGTATTGCTAGACGACCGTTACTATAACGGTATTATCAACTGCCGCATCCACAGAAATCATGTAAGGGGTTTACGAGACTCCGAACATGATGTATAATAGTGGAGAATTAACAGGAGTATACTATGATTCTACTTGACTTCAGCGGCATTGCCATTGCACCTATCGTAATGGGCCAAGCCAAATATGATGACGAGAACCTTATCCGTCACATGATCTTAAATTCAATCCGTATGTACAAGCAGAAGTTCAAGGACTACGGTGATATGGTTATCATTGCTGATGGTGGTGGTAACTGGCGTAAAGATGTTTATCCTGAGTACAAGGGTAAGCGTAAACAGAACCGTGATGAATCTAAGATCGATTGGGATCAGGCATTCAAGAACATCAATATGGTGCTTGAAGAGATTAAAGAAAATATGCCATGGAAGGTTATTCACCAGTGGGGATGCGAGGCAGACGATGCTATTGCAGAGATAGTTAAGTGGACCCAGGAGTTCGGTAACTACGAAAAGGTTATGATCGTGTCTGCTGATCACGACTTTATCCAGCTGCAGAAGTTCGACAACGTACAGCAGTTCTCTCCGAACACTAAGAAGTTTGTTAAAGATCCTAATCCACGCTTGTATCAGCTAGAGCATATCCTAAAAGGCTGTTCTGGTGATGGTGTACCGAATGTGCTATCCGACGACGATACATTCCTTGTAGAAGGTAAGCGCCAGAACGTTCTTTCGAAGAAAAAGAAAGAAGCACTGCTGGAAGATCCCCACGCACTTGGTGAGCAGGTATATCGCAATTATCTCCGTAACAAAAAGATGATTGTTCTTACAGAAGAGTCAGAATGCCCTGATTCTGTAAAACAAGAAATTATAAATAAATTTGAATCATATGAGACGCCTGCCCGCAACAAGGTGCTACCTTATCTTATCTCGAAGCAGTGCCGTTTGTTAGTTGAAGTAGTAGAGGAATTCTTTTAAGATGGCTAGAACGTTAGACGTACATGAAGTTTTTGAATTGTTTGAGAAGGCAAAGACTCGTAAAGAGAAGATCGAAGTGCTAAAGAAGAACGAGACTTGGGCACTGAAAGATATTCTGAAAGGTGCATTAGATCCAAAGATCGAATGGCTGCTGCCAGCAGGCGAAGTGCCATACACCGCATGTGAAGAGCACAATGCGCCTTCTACATTGCTTCGCAAAAACGTAGATTTCAAATATTGCGTAAAGGGTGGACCAGGTATGAAGATGCCTGCGTTCAAACGCGAGAAAGTATTCCTTGGGATTGTCGAATCGATTCATCCCAAAGATGCTGAACTGGTATGCGCTATGATCAATAAAAAGCTACCAGTAAAGGGTTTAACTGTAAAAATTGTAGAGGAGGCATTCCCCGGACTTTTATGACACTCAGTAATACTACCCATAATCAACAACAATAACAAACAGGTGCGCACCTTTGGGTGATGCACCTTTTTCTTTGGGAGAAAAGTAATATGGTTTCAGCAACTATCGAGCGCTTAAAAAAAGATTCTAGACAACTAGGCTGGTACGCAGATCGATATAGAAAACAGGGCAAAACAGATCGTATGCACAAAGTATTAACAAAAAAGGCATACCTAGACGATCACATAGCTGAAATCGAAGAAACATTAGAAAAGGCAGCATAAGGGGTTTACAGCCTAATCCCGTCCTGGTATAATATTAAAGAGATTACTAGGACGGGATAATATACCATGAACCTCTTCATACTTGACAAAGATCCAGTCAAAGCAGCACAGCTCCAGTGCGATAAACATATCGTAAAGATGGTGCTAGAGTCTGCACAGATGCTATCGACTGCACATCGTGTGCTCGATGGTAAGCTTACTAAGATTCCTTCTAAGTCTGGTAAGACTATGGTTAAGCATTGGGAATTGGATCATCACGATAATATTATCTATAAGGCAGTACACGTTGGCCATCCGTGCACTGTCTGGACTATGGAATCCAACAACAACTACAATTGGCACTACGTACACTTTGTAGCTCTGCATGACGAGTTTATGTATCGTTATGGTAAGACACACAAATCGTTCGATGATCTTGGCGAGATCCTTATGTCACCTCCACGTAATATTCCTGTTGGTCCGCTTACACCGTTTAAGCTTGCAATGGGTGCTGCACCAGAGTGTATCAACTACAACGATCCGGTTGGTTCCTATCGTGCATTCTATCAGACCAAACAAGATCGCTTCTCCATGGATTGGACCAAGCGGGATATTCCAGAATGGTTTGAAAAAAAGTGTGCATAGGGGGTTTACATTTGATTTGAAATAGCTTATATTAGTTATATCAACAAGGAGATACCCGATGACTTACACCTTCTCGAACGAACTTATCTCGGATCTGCACAAAGATGCTCGTGGCTATCGTCCCATTGATGGCTGGATGTATGTATGGGAAAACCAAACCGACAAAGCAAAGCAAGTTATTTGGGACATGCTCTGCGAAGAGTTGGAAGCTAGTATGGCAGCTCAGGAAGAAGCAGAAGCCAAAGCTTTGGTTGAGTTCCGCGGGAAAATTCGTCAGGTCATGGATCTGGTCTCGTGCAAATGGCACGATGCACTTCGTCACCTTATGGTTGCAGAAGGTCATGAAGTAGGTTACAATACCCACGACCAAGACTTCGATTACTTTCTTTGGGATCAGGGGATTGGATACGAAGATCGGATTAAGATCCGCAACCTGTACAAAGAAGCATTTCAAAAGGAAGCAGCATAATGGAAAAGATCGTACGTGATTGTAAAGTAGCAGTTGCAGTAAGCCGTGGCTTTGGTGCTGGCTGGTCAACCTGGAACGATGTAAACTGTATGGATGCACGTTTTAACCAGCTGTTCTTGGATGGCAAGTATGATGAAGTTGAAGCATTGTGTGACGAATTGGAACTTTACGCCGGTGGTGCACGTGATGTAGGAATTGTTTGGGTGCCAGTAGGAACAGAGTTTCAGATCGACGAATATGATGGTGCTGAAAGCATTGTATACAAAGATAATATTGCATGGGAGAAAGCATAATGTGGGCGGTTGAAGCAAAGAACTTTGGTGATAATCCTGACTACTTCTATGTATCTGGTCTGACCCAAGAAGAGTCTAAGCGGATGCATAAGTCCATGGCAAACTCCGGTGAATGGGCTATGGTTCGCTCCTGGGATAAGGTTGCTGAATGGGAGCAGGAGAAAGCCAACGAACGTATTCGTAATTGGAAGAAAGATGCTAGTTGATATCAGAGGCTATCCTCTTTCCAACCTACAGAAAGAAATGATCCAGAGTGCGGTTAGCCATGCTCTGGATTGTTTAGTATCGAAGCGTATGAAGAACACGCTAGAGATCTGTATAACGATCGAAAAAGATCTGTACAAAGAAAAAACAATCTGGGGTGATATGTGCGTCGAGGATGATTCACGATCACCTAAACTTTTTGATATACGGCTGAACTATTCTGGTGTACAATCGTATGGTCAACTAATAAAGGTATTATGTCATGAACTCATTCATGTGTGCCAGTTTGCTACTCGTCGTATGCGTTATCTGGCTGGTCCTTACCGAGTCGGATTTGGAAGCGAGCACTTCACTTCTACAGAAGTGGACTACGACGACAGACCTTGGGAGATAGAAGCACATGCGCTCGAAGACGAAATCTTCGCCTACGTCAGAGAACAAGACGAAGCGATCGAGAACTACATCCAAGCCAAAGCGTGCGACGGCTGGAGACCAGGATCTACTTTTCTCGCAAGCGAGCTTTAAGACGCTCGAAGAGATCAAGTTTGGCGACAATGGTACGCACCTACGACTGGTTGAAACTGAAAACGGCAAACGATATATACAATGTTGGTCCGGACTATCGAAACAATGGAACAACATGCACATGTATAACGTGAATGAACAATGGTCTAAATGGAAACACACATATGCCAGTATACACTCTGAAGGATCTCAAGAGCGGAGAGCACTACGACGTGACGTGCTCCTGGGACGAACTACAGACAATCCTAAACGAACAACCCGACGTAAAACACGTACTAAAAGCACCGAAGATCGTAAGCAGCCGAATGGGGAACAACGATCTAAAAGTACCAGACGGGTTCAAGGATCTACAAAAAAGAATTAAACAAGGTTCTGGAAGGGGCAACAGTATTAATGTCTAGGTCTTACACCTCAAATAGCATTAAGCTAGAAAATCTACAACCCTTCGAACCAAAAACCCAAAATCAAATGAATGCAAGGGAAGCCTGGAAAGATGGCTACAATCTTGTACTATCTGGTTCAGCTGGTACTGGTAAGACTTTTCTTGCATTACGTCTAGCACTAGAGTTGGTACTCGATCGCGAGTCTGAGTATGACGAGCTCGTGATCGTGCGCTCGATCGTGCCTACGCGTGACATTGGTTTTCTACCCGGTGACGAAGAAGAAAAAAAGCAAGCGTATGCTGCACCATATATTGGATTGTTAAAAGAGATCCTTGGTGATGGTGAGGCATGGAATAAGCTGATTGCAGCTAAGAAGTTGCGCTTCGAGTCTACGTCGTTTATTCGTGGTACGACATTTAACAATGCAATCATCCTGGTCGATGAGATGCAGAACTTAAACTTCCATGAACTTGATTCTGTTATCACCCGCGTTGGTCACCAGTGTCGCTTTGTTATGTGTGGTGACTACTATCAGTCCGACTTCCAGAAGGACAATGATAAAAAAGGTATTTTACAGTTCATGAATATTGTGGTACAATTAAATCAATTCGACGTAGTTGAATTCACTTGGAAAGATATCGTACGTTCAGATTTTGTACGTGACTATATCATGACAAAAGAAATGTTGGGCATTAAATAAGGAAAGGTAAAATGGCCAAATACACACGCTTTGATCCGCGTAATAAAAAGAACGGTCGTAACAAAACCCGTTCTCTCGGTAAAGACTTCCGCATTCGCGAAGTTGATGATAGCAAAATAAAACACCAAGCTCTCTTGAGAGAAGTAGTATATGATGAATATGAAGAGGACGACGATCTTCTTACTGAAGAAAACACTTCAGTATCTTGAGCGAGTTGGTATTGCACTATCTGTCTTAATAAATGTAATTCTGGGAGGTCCGTCAAATCAGACATTTTCTGCTAGGAATTATAGCCGGAAGAAACAAAACCGATTTCATCTCGTCTGGCTTATTGACTTCCTAATTTTCTGGGACAAAGACCATTGTTTGCATAGCTGGTTGTACTGGTACACCGGAAAAAATATTCGGAAGTATGGTAAAAAATATTTACAACAATATGAAATTGAGGTACAATCGACAGTGATTAAAGGAGATAATGACTATGCGAATTTTGACTGACTGTGATGGTGTACTTCTGAACTGGGAGTATGCTTTTAATACTTGGATGCAACGCCATGGATATGGCGAAGTACAGGATGCTTCCAAATACTATGATGTAGGGGATCGCTATGGAATCCCAACAGAAGAAAAGAAACGACTGGTCAAGTTCTTCAACGAAAGCTCGGCTATCGGTTTCTTACCTCCTCTTCGTGATGCTATGCACTACGTTGATAAGCTTCACCGTAAGCACGGCTGTGTATTTCACGTTATCACATCTCTATCCCTAGAGCCTACTGCTCAAGAGCTTCGTATCGCAAACCTGAATAAGTTGTTTGGTTCTACTGTGTTTGAGAAGTTCGTGTTCCTCGATACTGGTGCAGATAAGCACGAAGCACTAGAACCATACCGTAACTCATATGATGTATGGATTGAGGATAAGGTAGAAAATGCAGACCTTGGTTATAATATGGGTCTTGATGCCATTATCATGGAACACGGTTTCAATATGGACTACGACGGTCCCTGTCCTCTTATGAAAAACTGGAAGGATGTATACCAATATGTCGTTGGCTAAAATGTCAGTATTTGAAATCCTAAATCTACGTAGTCAGTGGGAAGATCTTGTAAAAGATTTTCAGTTAGATGATCATCACAAGCATGGTACTATCCAAAATATTAAATACTTTTATGAGTACTGTGCTCCCGGCAATCGATTCCGTAAGGGATTTGACGAGGCTATCGAGATTGCGGAGACTATTTTAAGGAATGTATAATGAAGAAGTTAATCTATCAGGTCTATCTGGGTAAACGCTCGAAGCTGTACGACCATTGCACAGCAAGTGTAAAAGAATATGCCAAAAGAATTGGTGCGGAGTACGTTGTTCAGCGTACTCCTATTCTTATGATTAAGCCTGATGTGTTCATGACAAATAGGAGCAAAGAAAGCTATGAGAAACACGGCGGTTTCCTACCGATCTACGAAAAGGAGAATGCGTTCGCCTATCTTAGAGAGTACGACCAAGTGGCGATTATCGATGCTGACTGTTATATTCGCAGCAGTGCTCCATCTATCTTTGATGAGTTACCTTCTGAGTATAGCTTTGGTGGGGTTCTAGAAAAAGACATGCCGATCACGCCACAATATAAGGCAAAGATCTCAAACTACTCACGTATGCAGTATGGTATGGCACCACTGAATAAACTGTTTGAATGGGATGATCGTGGTGCTAACTTCTATAACATGGGCATCATGGTATTAAACAAATCATTCAATGATTACCTCGACGGTGAAACCCCATTGCAGTTCCTACGTCGTCCGCGATTTAAGCCGTTCATCGATGGTATGGGCGCATGGAAGTGGTCGACCGATCAGACGCTACTAAATGTCTTTGTAAAAGAATCGAAGATGAAGGTCAAGAATCTTGATTGGCGATTCAATGCACTATATAAAGGTGTGCGGGATGATCATATTAAACAAGCGCATTTTATCCACTTCTTTTTAAAAGATAAGCTTCCTGCACATGGGGAAAATGTAAAAGAGCTGATGATGAATATCTAATGAATAACATTATCTTACAACATTGGGAAGGTCCTATTAACGAGCTTACTCGTTTATCTGTTGCTAACATTATGGGTTACGCAAAGTCTCTTGACGCTGATCATATGCTGGTTAATGGTCCGGCGTTTCGACCAGGTCTTACAAGCCCATGCCAGAAACTAGTAATGCTAGATCCAAAATTCGACCAGTATGATACAGTCGTAATGATGGATCCGGATATGTTCGTACGTAAAAACATCGACAAAGATATCTTCCGTGACGAGACTGGTATCGGTCGTCACTATGGCATTCAGGAAACACTTGTGCGTAACCTTGCACGTAAGTTCCCGCTACTTGGTGATCCAAACTATGCTTACTGGGGTGGATCGATCTATAGATTAGATCGTAATATTAGGATGTTACTTCGTAAGCATATTCGTTATAATGAAGTATCACAGTTTAGTGGGAACTATGAAGACGAGGGTATTATGCATCGTCTTGCGGTTCTTGCTGGTATTAAGAACGAACCTAAGAATTATTTAACACGTGATATGTGGAATAAAAGCAGCTTCGAGGAAGATGTAGAAGACTCATACATAGTCCATATACGTACGAAAATTAAACAAGGTGGACTAAAGCGACCCAAGATCGAGAACTACAAAGCTTTGGTGGAAAGAGGATTGATATGAAAACGGTATTTATTACTGGCATTGCAGGATTTATTGGATTTCATACTGCACTTAAGTATAAACAAAACGGTTGGGATGTATGGGGTGTAGATAACTTTAACGAGTATTATGATCCTGATCTAAAAGAATATCGCGCAGGGGTACTTTGGGACGAGGGAGTTAATGTCGGTCGCATAGATATTCGTTCAAAGGATATGACTAGCTATATGATGGAAGCAAAACCTGACCTGGTTATTCACCTAGCTGCAAGCGCTGGTGTACGCGTATCTCTTGACGAACCTGTCCAATACATCGATAACAATATTCATGGAACGCAGTGTGTTATTAACTCGTGTGAATCACTCGGGATAGAAAATGTAATTTATGCATCCACTTCATGTGTAATGGAAGGCAATCCCCTACCATGGAATGAGGTCGAAAAGCCCGGGCGTCAGTTAAGTCCATACGGCTATACTAAATTAACCAATGAACATCAGTTCCACGTATCAAAAATTCCGAATGCGGTTTGTCTCCGCTTTTTTACTGTATACGGACCGTATGGTCGTCCGGATATGGCACTGTTTACATTCACTAAGAACATCATTGAAGGTAAGCCAATTACTGTTTATAACAATGGTAACATGAAGCGTGACTTTACTTACGTCGATGATATCGTCCAAGGCATCTGGTTAGTGTCACATAATATGACACCACGTGACACGTACTGTTTAGGTAACGGTAAGCAAGTAGATTTGATGGACTTTATTCGGGAAATTGAAAAGAACGTAGGTAACGGACAAGCAATATATGACTTCCAGCCACCTCATCCAGCAGATGCTAAAGAAACGTGGAGTGATACCACTAAAATTCAAAAGCTTGGTTACGCTTCTACTACTGACATTGCTGACGGTGTACGTAACTTCGTGGAGTGGTATAAAAAATACAATGCATAAAAATAGGAAACCCGAATGATATTTAATAAAGACGGTATAGCATTTCCTGATTATCAGAAGCAAACAGGTGCTATTTTTACAGACACAGCTAACCATGATCTAAGTCAATGGCGATACTGCCAAAAGCTATTTAAAAATACAAGGCTTTGTTTAGATTTCGGCGGTCACATTGGAACATCAGCTATCCAATATTCTAAGTTGTTTGATCAAGTATTTTCTTTCGAACCAATTCCGGCTTTATACGAATGTCTGGAATATAATACTCGAGACATCGAAAATATTTTTATTCGTAATATTGCTATCGGGGATAAAGAAGGAGAAGTTACTATATACATAAATCCTGAAAACCCCGGGTCAAACGTCGTTCAATCGGAGGCTACCCAGAAGCTAATCGATACTCGTTGGAACAATCCCCTTAGAAAAACTTTTGTAGCGCAAAAGCCCATTCAGGTCGAATGTAGAAGCATTGATTCATTTAATTTCAATCATGTTGATTTTATAAAAATTGATACTGAAGGTTATAACATGGAACCGCTAATCGGTATGCAAGAAACCCTTAAAAAATGTTCTCCCGTTATTCAGTTAGAAAGAGGCTCACCCCATAGTTTAGAATCTCAAAAATTTTTAGAAGACCTAGGCTATAAACGAGTCAATACTATCGTAATTGACGATATATTTGTGAGAGAATAATGAAAACTGCAATCTACCAATATTGGGATGGAAATGTTCGCCCAAGTGTGCACGCGGGCGTAAATAACATGAAAGCATATGCCGCGCGCATTGGTGCAGATTATCGATTCGAAGATAATCCGCAGTGGCTTCGTACAAGAATGAACATGGACTTTGGTAACTATTCACCACACTATGGTGCATTCAAGCCACTGTTCGATTCACATTGGGATCAGTATGAAAAGATCCTATTCGTAGATACAGATGTGTTTGCAGTCGATGGTCTTGAAGAGAATATCTTCGATGCTTTCCAGGGCGAGATCGGCATCTGTGAAGAACCGTTCCAGCCAAAGCAACGTACGATCACGCTAGGACGCATTACGTCTGAAGCAGATAATCTATGGGCAAACACTGTAGAGGCTGCCTACGGCGTGCCTATGCCACGTACAGAGGATGGTTTGATTAAGGTCTATAACACCGGAATGGTTCTATACTCTGCAGCCGGTCGTAAGAAAGCACAGCGTGACTTTGTTAAGTTTGACCAGTACGTAAGGCTTATTCGTAATGCAAGACTCGATAGCTTTTATACGTGTGACCAACCTTACTTACATGCAATGATGTTTGCTAAAGGATTTGACGTACAGATTATGGATGGCGGATGGAATAGCTATATTCATGGTACAAAGGATAAGATTAATCCGAAGCGTCGTATTATGGATTGGCGTAATGAGGATACTAAGTTCGTGCATTGTCAGTTTCCCGGTGCAGATGATCTATCCGAAGAACAACTGCTGAAGATTGTAAATCTACCACGTAAGGATTGGGGTTATGACATTTAAAGAATATACTCGAAAGTAAAGACTATGAAAGTATACGAATATAAAAATTATGATGAGTATATTAAAGCTCAAAAAGAAACTACTGAACTGAAATACGGTAAACTGGTCTATATTCAGATAAATGTAGCCCAAGCAATTTACGAATCCCTGAAAAATAAAAATATAAAGTCTATTCTATGTCATGGTACTAGATCTGGCGAAGAACAGAAATTATTCAAAGAATATTTCGGATGTTATGTTTGGGGGTCGGAACTATCTGAAAAAGCTGCCAAAGCTGAAATGACTACTATCTGGGATTTTAACAAGGTCAATCCGGATTGGGTTGGTAAATTCGATATAGTGTATTCAAATGCATTAGATCATTCTATCACGCCAATTGAAACACTTAAAGTTTGGAGGGATCAACTTACTCTTGATGGTCGATTACTTATTGAATGGAGCGACAGTCAAAATAATAAAACAATTTGGAGTGACCCTCTTTGTGCGACACAGTCTGAGGTCAAAGAATGGGCAAAATCCCATGGGATGTATCTTGAAATGGAGATTATGAAAAACGGTGCAAAACACGGGGGAACAGTTTTAGTATTTAAGAGAAACACAAATGAAATATAAAGTATTTGGAATTGGTCTATCCCGTACCGGTACAACCACACTGAATAGCGTATTAAACCAGTGGGGCTGGCAAACTATTCATTATCCCAATGACCAGCAACTATGGGATCCAAATAGTGATGGCGCTACAGATATTCCTGTAGCGCTAAACTTTCGTGAGCTGGATCTAAAGTTTCCGGGATCGAAGTTTGTGTACACTGTACGTGACAAGGAGAAATGGTTAGATTCCATTGTGCCATATCTAGAACGCAAGAAGCAATGGCAGCAATCACAAGGACAAGTAAACGTACGGCGTATGCTATACGGTGCACCATTCCCGAATCGACAGCAAGCCAGTAAAGCTTGGGACCGACACGATGCAGATGTACGTGCATGGTTTGGCGATCGTATGTTGGTTATAGATATCGTTGGAGGCGAATCTCCACAAAAACTTGCAGAGTTCTTAGGCGTTAAGACCGATATGACCAAATTTCCCCACTTGAATGAGTTGAAGAAATGAAAGCATACGCTATTGTAATAAATGGCAATAAGGTATCTGAACTTGGCTATGAAACTATGGTTAAGTCTTCGGAAGTAGTTGGTAACGACTTCGAAATACAACGTTACGATGCTGTTACTGCTGAAGAAAGCTTAGGACAATTGGCAGTATTAAATCTTATTTGGAATTACCCTTGGGATAAACCAGTTCGTGATATTGCGACTGGACTGTTAAAAACCCCATATCCTACTAAGAATTATGATGCACGTATTGCCTGTGCTCTATCACATTATAAGCTATGGTTAAAATGCTATAAAGAAAACGAAGCAATTATTATTCTGGAACATGATGCTGTTTGGAAACAAAAGCTACCAGAGTGGGTTACAGATGATAGTAAGTATGATATAATTGGTATTAATGATCCTCGTGGTGCTACACGTCGTTCTCGTCAGTTCCATGAATCTGTTCAAAAGAAAGAATCACTAATCCAACGTCCGCCAGTTATCGACGAAGAATATGTGCCACAAGGCATCGCTGGTAATTCGGCATATATAATGAAACCATCCGGGGCTAAGAAGATGTTGGATCTGGTGACTGAATACGGACTATGGCCAAATGATGCTATTATGTGTCGACAACTTGTACGTACACTTGGCGTAACTAAAATTTATTATACAGGAGTGCAGGGCTTACCCTCTACAACATCATCATGAAAGCATATGTAATTACAATTATGGAAAATCCAGAATCTGTAAAAGCAGCAGATCGGTGTATTAAGTCAGCAGCAAAGTATGGGATTGAGGTAGAAAAGTTTCCGGCTATTACCCCAGCTAAAGATCCGATTTCGTATGCCCGTAAGAAGAATATCCCCGTGAAAGGATTCGAGGAAAAATACTCCCGATTCGAGAATTGTGTATCTGCCTTTCTGTCACACTTCTCTTTGTGGGAAAATTGTGTAAGGAATAATTCAAATTATATGATTCTTGAGCACGATGCATACTTCGTAGACTCTGTGAACATATTTGCAAACTTCGATAAAGCTATGAATATTGGTAAACCGAGCTATGGTAAAGCTCAAAGACCAATGAAGCTTGGTGTAAATCCCTTAACGTCGAAGCAATACTTTCCTGGTGCACACGCTTATATGTTAAAACCAGCTGGTGCTAGAGAGTTTATTCAACGCGCTTATATCGCCGCAGGGCCGACTGACGTATTTTTACATCTTGGTAGATTCCCATGGCTGGAAGAGTATTACCCTTGGCCGGTAGAGGCACGTGACACATTCACTACTATCCAGAAAACAGAAGGGTGCTTAGCTAAGCACAATTATAATGACAAGTACAAAATTATCTAAACTATTCATTACTGGATGTGACTCTCATACCGAATGGATGCTTCCGTGGTTTGTAGAAATATTTAAAAAGCATAACGATATTCCATTGATGATCATGGACTTCGGTATGGAAAGTAGTCTTTTTCCGTCCATCCGTAAGTCTGTACGGAGTGATTTGAATGGTTGGTTTAAGAAGCCAAAGGCGATGATGATTGCTTCTGCATTCGCTGAACAAGTCTGCTGGATTGATGTTGACTGTGAAGTTGTAGGTGATATCTCTAATATATTTTCGTATGTCAAACCCGAGAAATTGTCTATGATTATAGATCAACCTTGGACGATGCGCAAAGGCGAGACCTGGCATAACTCAGGTGTAGTTGCATATGAGGGCCAGCCAGATATCTTAAAGCGCTGGAATGCTGAATGCCAAATGACTAAGCTGCGCGGTGATCAAGAAGTATTACATGAGCTTATGGATTCACCACTAAAAAGATTGCAGTACATCGAAGACGTACCAAACCGCTATAATGTACTTCGTATTCAGCATATAGATAACACCGTACCAGAAAATCCGCTGGTATATCATTGGACTGGTCAAAAGGGCAAAGAGCATATTAGGAAGTTAATGAATGGGTAGAGTAGTTCATGTAATTGGAAATGGTGATCATGCACAGATGTATAAACCCGCAAAGGGGGTTAAGATCACTTGTAACCTTCCGCCGTTTGAAGTGCCAAATGCATACGCCACTTGCATCGTAGACTTTAAGATGATGCGGGCGATGGCAGAAGGCAGTGTATTTCCGCCTGGTCAATGGATCTTAGGATTCAGACCTCAGAAATTTCTTGAAATGAATCCTAATTTACGTCTAAAGTGGGCAAATCATATTAAAGAATTCTATACTGAGTTACCGGAGTATGTCGCTGGCTATACGGATTTTAACTGTGGCCATATGGCTACACACTATGCCGTGAATAAAATCGATGCATCCGAAGTGCATCTTTATGGATTCGATTCTATGTTTGGTCCAAACCTTCGTAGCTGTACTGATTTTTACTTGAATTCTGATCGGGGTGATACGAACAACCATCGCCTTGCAAACAACTGGCGCCCCATCTGGTCAAATATGTTTGCACAACATAAGGACGTACAATTCAAGATCCACCATCCACACAAAAACATTAAGTTTACAATTTCAGAAAATGTTGAAATAATTACGGAATAGGGGTTTACAAAGACTAAACTATATCTTATAGTACTCTTATCAAAAGGAGATTATGATGAACCTCGATGATAAGATCAAGAAGCGGATGGATCGGCTTCAACGTGAGATGGAATCCAATGCGCATCTTACCAATAAGTTAGAAGTGATGGACGTATACTATTCTGTCCGTAAGTTTTGGTCTCGGTTAAACGAGGAAGATCGTGACTATCTCCAAGCAGTAGAATATGCTTTGGAAAAGAACATGGAATGGAAACTACCATGACTGATATGGAACAGGACTATGCAGGCCAGATCGTAGATTGGATGATGTTTCGATTTAAAGGTATCGAGGATATATCCCATGAAGATATGGTAAATAATTTTTGGAATGAATACTTCCAATCGTGCACTATGGGCACACCGGAAACAGGCTTGGAGATGCCACATGAAGAAGATCTTTCTTACACCTATCATCCTAACGTTGATGAGTACAACAGCTGCTACGGCTGGTGAACAAGTATACGGTAACGTACAGGATCATTACACTACGATCTACGACACTGTAGAAGTTATTGATCGACGCTGTGAGCTAATCGATGTTCCAGTGTACGAACAGCGTCAAGTTGGTGGCAACAATGCTGCTGGCAGTGCACTACTTGGTATGCTCATTGGTGGTGCTGCTGGTAAGGCAATCACCGGTAAAGATAACGGTGCAGCAGCTGGTGCTATTATGGGTGGCATCATCGGTGCAGATAAAGGTAGCCGTGGACACACAGAGAACGTGATCGTAGGTTACCGCAAAGAGAAATCTTGCACTGACGAAGTGACTTACCAAGAAAAACCAAAAAATGTGTATTCGCATTCAACTTTAGTGTTTACAATGGAAGGTAAACAGTATAAGATTGATTTTGTCCGATAAATAGGTTTATATGACCACGTGGCGCAACTGGATAGCGCAAGTGACTTCTAATCACTAGGTTGAGGGTTCGAGTCCTTCCGTGGTCGCCAAATTAGGAGATAGAGATGGAACCAATTACCGCAGCTTTCCTTGCTATTATTGCAGTAGCATTCGGAACACAACTGGAAAAGCAACAGCTAGAGATTCATAATCTTGAAGAATGGAATTATCGGCTATCCGGTGAGGTTTCATCTCTATCTGGTCGTGAAAAAATGAACGACGATTTTCAACAACGTCAAATCGAAGCTATTAAGAAATGGCTAGAGGACGATAACGCTCCCGTGGCGGAATAGGTAGACGCATACAATTTTAGAAAAACGTGTTTATATAAATAAAATAAAACACGGAGGACTAAAATGTTAGTGGAAACCTACTTAATTAAAGAGCAAAAAGAAAGAAAAAGCCATCTCGATTTAAATGATGAATGTAAAGAACGAGGTGGTAATAGTACTAATCATAGAGGTGTATTAGCGCAATATCTAGACACCCCTATTTACGGAAGACCGGCTGACCTTTGTCACGCTTGCCATAATGATAAATGTTCTAACCCAAAACATCTTTACTGGGGCACTCGAAAAGAAAATGTCCAAGATTCTAAAAACAATGGGACTCATAAGTCCCCTTGGGAACGCATGGTAGAAAAATACGGTTATGAAGAAGCTCGTAAAATGCAAGCAAAGGGAAATAAGTCTGCCGGGGGAAGAGGTAACAGAGGCAAACCTAAGTCTCCCGAACATCGTAAAAAGATTAGTAATAGTTTAAGTGGGCGTGATGGAATTGGTATACATATTTGACTTAAAATCAAAGTTTTGCGGGTTCGAGTCCCGCCGCCCATACCAATAAATATCCGTGCCGGTTCGAGTCCGGCCGGGAGTACCAAACAAAGGAAACTATATTATGCAACAATACTTCAACTTCAATGGAACAGCCAAACGTCAAGAATATTGGGCAGTTCTTATCATTTCAATCCTTCTTCTTGTCGGCGGCATGGTCCTAGTTGAAGGCGGATCAGCAGCTGGCGCGATGATTGCACTCGGTGTACTAGTCGCATCACTTTGGCTATTGGTTGCGACTACTATTCGGCGTCTACGTGATGCCGGTTTGAACGGGTGGTGGGTTATTCTGATCTTCGTACCATATATTTCGGTTGTAGCACATATCGTATTTGGCGTAGTTGCTTCCAAAGAATAACCATTGGGAGTGGGTGTTGGTACACAAGAGGCCCTTATAAGGTCTTTAGCGCCAGATTAGCGTTCTCGAGAAGGTTCGAATCCTTCCACTCCTACCATATGGACCTATAGCTCAGCGGTAGAGCCGCCCGCTCATAACGGGTAGGTCACAGGTTCGAATCCTGTTGGGTCCACCAAATTCTTCTCATTATAAAGGTAAATTATGAAAAAAATTCTTTTGACTACTGCTATTGCACTTTCCTTGACAACTGTAGCATATGCTGGTAATAATAATAATGTTGTAAAGGTTCAAGGTCCTAAAGGCGATACTGGACCACAAGGTCCACAAGGTCCTAAAGGAGATACTGGTCCACAGGGGGCTCCTGGTTTAGCTGGCTTAGCTGGTGCAGTTGGTCCACAAGGTCCACAAGGTGCAGTTGGTCCACAAGGTCCACAAGGTGCAGTTGGTCCACAAGGTCCACAAGGTGTAGCTGGTGCAGTTGGACCACAAGGTCCACAAGGTGTAGCTGGTGCAGTTGGTCCACAAGGTCCACAGGGGGATCCTGGTGTAGTTGATTACGGTTTAATTAAAGGTTATGATGCTGTAGTTTCTGGTATGGCTGGTTTGGAAATTACAACACCAGATGAAAAAGGTTGGTCATGGGCCGGTGGTATCGGTGGCACTGATTTGGAATCTGCCGTATCTTTCGGTCTTGCATATGGTATTGATGAAGCTACTATGCTATATGGTAAGGTTGCAAAGAGTTTAAATAGTAATGCAACATCATATTTCGTAGGGCTTTCAGGTAAATTTTAAAAAAAGTTCATTGTAATGAATATCCCTTCTAGCATGGTGTCAATGGTAGCACACTTGATTGTGGATCAAGAGGAAAAAGTTCGAATCTTTTTGCTAGGACCAAAAAAAATGAAAAAAAATTCGTTAGGGGGGTTTACATCTCCGTGTGGATACATTATATTACTAATATAAACAAACACACGGAGACACTCAAATGCTACTTCCCAACGGCGAAATGATCAAGAACGACATCATCGAAGCTTTCAACTTTGCAGTTAATGATCCTTCCAACCAGATCAAAGGCGGTGGTATTAACTGGGACTTCGTAGATGCAGATCTTGCTATCGATCTTGGAGATATCTACTCTTTCGAATATCTGAACGAATGCTTGGAAACTTTAGTAGATAACTACTTCTCATAAATCAAGAAAAAAGTTCGTCTAGGGGGTTTACAAACATACATACATAGCTTATATTACTACTATAACAACAAGATCACTTAAAGCTGCACACCATCAGCGACCAAACGTAAAAGGTAGGTATGCGCCGGCAGCAGAACCCGTAAAAGCCTGTGAGGGCGGAAGTGTTAAAGGGTGTGTTAGCTTTAAGTGATCTTATTCCCCAATAGTTCAGTTGGTAGAACACCGGACTGTTAATCCGTATGTCCCTGGTTCGAGTCCAGGTTGGGGAGCCAAAATCGGATGGGTGTCAGAGTGGTTTAATGTCCGGGTCTTGAAAACCCGTGTGCGTGAAAGCGTACCGTGGGTTCGAATCCCACCCCATCCGCCAATATCGGAACAGCGGTTCCTGCCGATAGTCTATACTTCATAGGCAAGGTAAACAGAGTCAGAGATTGAAGTAACGGCAGCCTCTTTGTAGTAACGGTTATCTCTGATGCATTACTTTGGTGATACACT